GAGTCCATCATTTCTTACCTTTTTGGTTTGGCATCGGAGGGTAACCAACGGGAAGCTGACCCGTGGGAGGCATCATCTGCATCATTTGATATTGCTGATCTACGCCAATTTGGTTTTGAACTATCTCTGCAGAACTCAGCATCCCAGGAACCAGGAGGCCATTCCGAGGAAGGGGAGAACCAGGGAGGTTGAGCTTGAGATAAGAGTTATCCAGATCGCGTGGCATACGGGGCTGAGGAGCATTGGGATTACCCACTTGGGTTTCCATGTCCTGCATTCGGAGCGCTGCATATTCGTCGGTGTTGCCAGCCATGACCTGACGTGAAGTGTCGCCAGCACCAAACTGAACAAGACCGGGAGCACCAATCGGACCGCCAGCAGTACCGATTGCCGCCAGAAATTGATCAGCTTTCTCTCTTGCTCCTGCCTTCTTTTTAGCCATAATATATTAAAAAAGTGGGGGCATTTTCCTACCCCCTATTTTAGACTTAGTGAAGTCTAGGTATCACTCCATCACGAGGAGCTTGTTGCGGAACACCTCAGGATTCTGCTGAGCAGAATTCAGATAACGCCAGGCGTTAGAGGGGTCGCGGTCGGCCAGGTTGCCGAAGCTGTTCCAGAAGTCACCAGCGTTGGCAGGAGCCTGGGGCTGAGGAGGAACGGGCATTTGAGGACGGGTAGGGGCAGCCTGCTGCTGGAACTGCTGACCGACTTGCTGGACGCCCTGAGGGGCCACGGGGACAGCCTCATCGGGGATCGGGTGAGGGCCGTTCTCGCCGAAGAACTCACAGGTGTAGTCGGCAAGCACGTCGGGGTCAGTCAGGATGGCTTCATAAGCCTTGTGCTCATTGGAGAGCTCTTGAAGAAGTTCACAAGCCTGGACGAGCTGCTGGTTGGTTTGGATCAGAGCATCCTCAACCTGGCAGGCATAGTCGTTCAGAACCTTGGGGACATCAGGACCGAAGTGGTCAATGATCTCAAGACTTGCTTCGCTTACTCCGTTGGCGCGGAGCTGGTCCGGGCTGATCTCCAGAGAGGTTAGGGAAGAGTCGCTGGAGAATGCCTGGTTGTTGTTGATCGAAGGCGAAGAGGTCTGCATCCCCAGGCTGCTGAATTGGGGAGCCTGTTGGGAACCGTAGCTGGCCGGGTCGATTGCTTGGGTCTGAGTCGATTGTTGACCCAGGGACGGGAATTGGACGGGCGAACTCAGGAGTCCCACCACCTTGTTGAATGCTTCCCGGTAAGGGTTCTCCGCTTGTGGAGTCGCCTGGTACTGCTGGGGTGCGGACTGAATAGGGGTTGAGACCGGCGCTTGGGCTGCCATCTGGGCCGGCATTTGCGGGGCTGGGGCCGTCACCTGCTGGTACGGTGCCACCCATTGGTTGTTGGTAGAAACCGCCGGAGCCTGTGCCGCCGTCTGCGCTACCGGAGCCGCGTAGCTGGTCGGTTGGGTCGGGGATACTTGGGGTGCCGATTGGGTCGGCATTGCGGTATCGGCCTGCATAAGTTACCTCTTTTTGTAGGCTTTCGAGTGTGCGATAAAGGAAGGGGGTGAGATCTAGTCTCGGATCCGCAGCCATCGGGAGATTCGGTTGCTGCGGATGTGGTGTCCGCATCTCTTGATTGATGAGATCAATGAATGCGGAGTAAGCCCTCTGTACTTCCCCTACCACACGGAATGGGAAACCGGAGAGCATGCCCGCGATCTCGTCATCCGTTTTAGAAGGGAATAGATACTTCAGTGCTTCAATGCTATCAACACCTAACTCTTGCAAGTTTCTGGTGAAAATAGACTGGTTGAGTTTATCCTGTGTTGTATCTTCATACACAGGTCCAAGCCAACGCCAGTGAACAGTTCTATCACCGTCCGGCGCCAGACCAAGAACACCTGGAGGTAATTCCTGATCTTCGATTGCTTTGTCAATCGCAGCTTGAAGTTTCTTCTCATAACGAGCTTTTGCTTTCTCGTATTTTTCGAGTGCTTTCTCGTCAGGTTCTTCAGGTAAAACGGGATATTTAATCCCGCTCTCGTAAGCCAGCGACTTACGGAAAATCTGTTCTTCTTGGAAGATGATCAGCTCGAGGCAACGGCAGATGCCATAGGTGTAGAGCTGCAAACACTTCTTCTTGGCTGTGGCACTAACACGTCCGTAAGCCGACTTGTACTCAGTGGCGGTGACGTTGGTAATGCTCAGATCGTCGATACCACCTAGAGCAAGGCGGATCTCACTACGGAGCTGTTCCGCGTAACGAGCCTGGTCAGTACTGACAGCATTCGGTGTAATGAATCCGACCCGGTCAGTGGGCTCCAGGTTTGCAATGACCCTTGGCACACGCATGCCAGAACCCGGCTTGCCGTTGTAGCCCGGTGACTCACGAGTAACGTTGTCCTGCTTGAACGTGGAGCTGGACAGGAAAAACTCTGATTGGAATCCAGACTGACTCGAAATGCTGGGACGCTGGGCAGGATCACTTGAGTCGTACTCAACAATGTCTTGCTTGGGACGCGATGAAAGCAGTGTTGGATTGCCGAAGAACGAGAGGTTTGCCCTAATGTTCTTGACCATTTCATCGTGAGCGATGATCTGATTGGCCAGCCACTCGAATTCACCTGCACCATCGGTTCCGAAGGCGTCAGGGTTATTGAGAACTTCAACGCAAGGAATGAACTCCATGCTGTTCTTCACGACCTTCTTGTCAGTGAAGGGGAAGTCCATTGCCTCGTTATCGAACGAGATCTCCTGCTCGCTATGGTATTCCTCGATCTGTTCAGCAGTAATACGAAGACGCATGTACCGCTTATTGGTGTTCAAGCCAACGCCACTGAAACCTTTGGAGGACTTGACCTTATATGGATAGATAATGATGACTTCTTCTAGGTCACCTTCGGGAGAGTAATAAGCTCGATAAGAATCGCGGTCGAACCAATAAATACGATAAGTTTTCTCAGTTGGTCGGATATAGAACAGTCCCTTGCCGTAAGCCAGGAAACGATCCCAGATAGAGTCGAGCCGTGCATCAAGCCGATTGAACTTAATTACCTGCTGGATAAAGTCGTAGCGCTGCGTGCCGAGGTTGTCCTGCATTGGATAAAACTCAACACCCTGCCTGATCCCAAACATTTTCATTTGGGAGAGGTGAGCGTTCACCAACATGGTGTCCGCAGGGCCTGTACTATCGCGTGAAACTACCGCTTTGAGGATAGAGTCAAGTTGAGATTTAGCACTATCGCCCATTCTGTTAAAAAGGTCTACTGATCAATATCGTAACCAGCTTCAATTCTTTTGAAAATGATTGTCCCGTCTTCAACCTCTACATCAAAACGTTCGTTTGGTTGTAGGGCCATGTCGTGACAAAGCTCATCCGGCAGAGGCAGGATGGCAGAACCATAAGCATCTTGCTCAAGTTCTACTTCAAAATAGCTGGGAGACATCGCGTTGAATAACTATAGTTTAAATCGTCAATACTCTAACTCTAGTTTCCCCCTTGTCATTAGTCCGTTGCACAACCAGACGAGTGCATCGACACAGTCATCATGAGAGGAGACTCCGAAGTTGATGATCTCATCTCTCAGTGCCTGAAACTTCCTGTACTTGTTGAACACAATCTTATGCTGCTCGAACAAGCCCATGATGCCACGGAAACGTGCAACCTTATCTCCTCTAAAACCTTTAACGGGATGCCAGTTCACGTTATAAAGTCCATGTTCTCCTAGACAAATTCGTTTAAAGTCAGCTTCTAATGAAGCCTGGTACGCCACAGCTTCTGACCAAACCTCGATGTTGGTGCCAGTAGGGAAATATTGATTCTTTTCTTTGTGCACAACACCCCATTCTTCCATCATCTCCATCATTGCTTCTAATTTTTCTAAGTTACCCATAATGCGTAAACGTTTACAGTCGATAATGTGAATCTTCCCTCCCACTCGCCCTCCCATCACGAAGACCGTATAGTCATTTCGCTCCCGAACACCTGCGGAAAGGTCAACGCCGATTCCCAAGCAATCGAATTGGGTTTCGATAGTGCCTTTGATGATTAGATCAGGAGAGAGCGACAGCTCGCTCGTTTGGACGACCTGATTTTGGTACTGGAAAGAAAAGGCGATTGGTGCTTGACGGCGACGATCCTTCAGGTAATCGAGCGACCACATCTCCGGCCAATAGGACTGTTCATCACCGTTGTCGTCGACCGAGATTGCAGATTGGACGATCTGAACCCAGTTGTTGGCTGGGATGAACGTGGAGTTATGAATATCGTCATGGCGGAAGCGGGTGCCAAGACAGATCGCCCGGCCACCTTCAAACATCGTCGGGACGATAACTGAATTCCAGTTGTCCTCCATGGCTTGCCGGATGTCCCGGTTCTTAATGTCGTCCGCACTTTTGATCGCGTCATCGATGATGCAAAGGTGTGAACGCTTGGAGGTCACTGCACCCTTGAGACCTGCACAACACACCGTGAATTCTTCTTCACCTGCTGTCCGGATCCCGGCGAACTTCCAATCAATACTCCAATACTCATTTGAGTTGATGCCCTTCGCGATCTTTACGGTGGGGAAGATCTCCTTATAGGCCTTACTCTCCTCGATGATCCTCTTGATGGCTGCACTCTTAGGTCGCGCCACATCCACCGTGTAGGAGATGTAGAGGATTTTTAAAGGTTTCCGCGCCAGTGCATGAACACCAACAGCCCACGCTGTGTACAAACCGAGGATCGTGGATTTAGCACTACCCCGTGGGGCAAGGATATCGATGTTCGGTCCACCGATACCAATTAAACATTCACTATCCTCTCCGGTACAGAGATACTTGTGCCATTCCCTGTGGTGCGTGGCCGGTGGTTTATCACCTACAACATCACAGAAATATGCAAAATCTTTTCGTGCACGTTCGACATCAATATTAGAAGTCTTCTTAACGATGCGTTGCTGCGCTGCAGCACGTGCAGTCCTTCGATATACGCTATGAATACTTGTTCCTGCCATGCTCAAAGCATAGCGCCATACATCATTTACGTCTTTTATCTAGAAATTGTTGAAGGAAGAGATTCTCGAGTGCATTCTCATACCCACCTTCAAGTGAATCTGGAGGCGTCAAGATGTCAAACTTACCTTCTTTTGTAGAACCAGGAGGGGTTAAGACACCAAATCCTGATTCAGGTTCAGGTGAACGTCCTCCCAGGCCACCTAAACCGAGGTTGGTATGAGTCATGCGCTGGCTGCCGACAGGACCATAAGAACTGACGCCAATCACGTTGCCCATCTTGTCTAAATATCTATCGTGATATGGATCTACTAAAGACATCTTTTCAAAGACTTTTTATCAGTCTACTAAGACTCCTCTTGGAAGATTTTTGTCCAAACACCCATCGAGGCCTCTTGTAATGGGCCTTCGATCGGATCATCGCGGAAAATCGTTAACATCTCTCGAATAGCACGGTCAGCACCAGCAAGAATCAAGCCCTGCTTGTCAAGCAAGATTCGCTCATCGTTCAATTGCTTGATGGTGCCCCGCAGTTCCTTTTGCATCATCGCAATACGTGACGCCCCCATGTCTTGTTTGATCATGCCCATGTCAATGCCGTCCCGTAGCTTCGAGATATCCATCGTCATGGCGTCGATTTCAGCTTCGAGCACTCCACCAAAATCCCGCTTCTTAAAGTTCTCCTTAGACCACTCATCACATTCGACGATTGATCCGTAGAACCCCAGGAAGCGGGCGTAGAGGTAAATCTGAATTGGACTTACTGCTTGTTTGCAGAAGGCTAGAAAGGATTCACGGTCTTTTTCGGTCAGTTCGTGAATCCAATCAATCATGCCCGATATTGGCTTTGCGCCTGTTCGAAGTCCCTGTTCTCTTTATAGCGCCGGAACATCTCTTGTTGCAACGCAGTCAGTCGAGTTTCTCTTCCGGTCTCTTGAATACCAGCACGTTGCTGTCTGCCAGACTCAGCAATACCGAGTCGCTCTTCAACACCGCGAAGTCCGATTTGACGCTCCTGACCAGCCAAGAGCTGACCTTGGGTCAAACGTTGTTG